CAGACGTAGATGCCGTTCTGTGATGCGGTGGTCTGCGAGCGCACCAGGACCCTGTCCTGGCTGGCCATCGTGATGCCATCAATCGTTGCGCCAGGTGCGGAGAGATCGATGTTCCCCTGGGTGCTGACCCTGGCCGAATCCTTCCACGCCAGGCCCTCTACGGCGCTGTCCACATAAGACTTGGGTACGGCGTCGCCGGCCGATGTCGGATCAGGCAGATTGACGACCTTCGACACCGACTGCATGTCGATGTTGGTAAAAAACTTGCGTGCCATGAGAGGTGCTCAGAGAAGGCGGGCTAGCCCAGCGGTTGCTGGACTCAGTGTAACTACGGTTTGATTGACTGTTGGGTGCGCTATGTCACCGTCAATTTCTTGGCTGCCGGAATCAAGCAGTTCTACTGATGGTCGGAATCCTAGGTTGTGGTTGATGGTCCACGTGGTGGCTGGTGATGCCTGCGTGTAAACAAAAGCCACGCCGCTGCCGCCGGGGCCTTGCGGGCCAGCAGTGGTTACGGTGACAACAGTAGTGTCGCCCTCGGTGACGGTGACCGTGTTAGTTACGGCTGTGACGTTTACAGAGGTCATGCTGTGTACCCCTCCGACACGTAGATGATTCCTTCAAGGTAATACTCCTTCAGTCCGCTTGGGTTGGTAAGCAGTACGTCGTAGTAGACCTCGTTGGGCAGCGTCGCGGTTTGTTCATCGGTTAGCGCAATGGCAATAGTGCCAGCAACGCGGTCGGTGTAGGCGACGGTGAAGTCAGCGTATTTTGTGCTGCGGTCCTGATTCCACACTTGGGCTGCAACAGTCCATCCTGTTAAGTTGATGGCTGCGCCAGTGCTGTCGTCAAATTGCAGCGTGATGCTGTGGTCTGCCCGGCGTTGCAGCGAAAAGTTGTATTGGCCGGGGGAGATCGCCATTAGAGCCTATAAGCAACAACCGAACCAGATGCTAGATCGATGCTGGTAAATACACCTTCCAATTCGCAACTAGCATTAAGAACCACGCTGGTTAATGCATTGCCAGTATAATTCATTGCAATTAACTCTGCTATAACGGTATCCTCAAGCGCCACGATTTTGCCAAAGCGCCCAGTATGCGGATTGGTGTCGCTGATGTATTCAGCGCCGGGATAGGCGTAACCCATAATCAGCTCCTTTTAATGGCAACATTGCCTGGTCCACTTATTCTAAGGCCTATCAGGTACCGTTCCATCAATGGTGGCACCTTATCCGCACCAACAGCACCAAAGCCAACGTTAGGCGTCACATCAAGGCTGCCGATCTTGACATTCTTGTAATCCTCAAGACCACTTAAGCCAAGCGCATCGGTGTTGTTGTGCAGGAATACAGCAAGTGATACCTGAGCGCGTTGGATTTGATCTGGGATTTCGGTATCGGTAAAATAGTCCGTTGTGATCCTAAAGGGAAACCCAACCGCATAAGTATTGATGTAGGTATCTGGTTTTCGTACACCAGTACGGGGCCACTGCAATGATTGGGTATCAGTAGCGCGAGCACCAAGAAAACGTTCACGATCTAACCTCTGCGTAGCTGTGTACAATGCCCGGTTACGGCTATCGGTATTGCCGCTGCCCCAGTGTTTTACATCAGCATCCTCGATCATGCCGTCAATGATCGCCTGCGCTTCTGCTAGCGTCACGTACGAGTTTGCGTTTGCGGCCCCTGGTGTGGCCACGATTACTACTGCCATTGTCCGGCTCCGTTGGTATTAGTGTAGGCTCCGCAATAGGAAGAGAGGCCACTTCCGTAGAAGCAGCCTCATGGTTACGCAGTCGCCGGAAAGCGAACAGTCCCATCAGGAGCTGGCGCCTTTCAGAGCAACGAAGTTCAGCACGATGGCTTCACTCAGCGAACCGCCAGACACGTTGCCAACAGTGATCTTGAAAGATCCTGCAGCAAGGGTGTTGGCCTGCACGACATAAGCACCGGCAGTACCGGCGGAGCCGTGGTTCACAACGACCACATCAGTAGCCGAAACTTCGCTGTTGGTCACGGTGAAGGTGACCTCGGCGCCATCGGCCAGTGCGGCGTTGTTCATGGTGATTTGACCCGAAGCGGCGTTCAGGGTCACACCAGTGGACTTGTTGGTTGCCTGGGTAACAGTGCCGCCTTTGGCGGGACCGACCAGTTTGCCAGCAGTTGCTTCAAATACGGATGCCATAATCAGTCGCCTCAATCCATGTTGGAAGTATTGGTGGTGCGCACGATGCCGAGGTTCTTCAGCTCGTACACCTTCGACCAGTTAGCAACCGTTTCGAGCTGAGCGCGAGTCGGGTTGGTTGTGGTTACTGCCCACTTGGCACCAACAGGGTGGTAGCAGTAGTGCAGGTCGATCGACATGGCATCGCTCTTGGCGAGGATGTCACGGTCGGTTTCGGTCTGCATTGCCATCTGTTCGCCAGAGGCGACAGCACCTTGAGTGAAGAAGTAGGTGGCGTACTCAGTGGTAGAACCGCTGCCAGCAGTTTGCACGTCATCGGAAACAATTACGCGCAGACCCATGAATGTGGGAACTGCAACCGAGCCGAACGCAGGAGCGGTCGAACCTTGAGCAGCAGCCGTATCAGGGGCGCCGGTGTTGTCGTAGATGAAGTCAATAGCGCGACGCTCAACGAGGTCGTAATAGACCTTGCTATGCACGCACATGGCAGCCAGCTTGTCACCTTGATCGCCCAAGAGTGCGCGAGCTTCAGCAACGTGGCGTGGGCTCAGAACAGTCGGGGTATCGCCGGACTCACCATCAATGGTCAGGTCGAAGAAAGCAGCGCTGCTGCTGGTGCTACCCAAGCTGCCGAACACACCGCCGAGGCAGGACAGCAAGTCCTTCTGGCGCTGGTTGGCAACATAGTCAGCAATCTTGGCGCCGATAGCGGCCATAGGATCGGAACCAGCAGCCAGAGCGGCCAGATCACGAGCCTCAAAAGCACGACCACGGTGCAGGATCACGCCGACTTGCTTGTCAGCAGTGATTTTGCCAGGCGTCAGCGAAGAGCTGTCAGACAGCACCTCAAAGTCACCAGACAGGTTGGCCTTCCAGAAAGGCACATTGATAAAATCACCACCCTCAGAAGCATTCAGCTCCGCCAGAGGCTGCACCACACCGGAAGCCAGAAAGGCATCACGCTGGGTTGTCTGCTCAAGGACGTAGGGGGTGAATACTTCTGGAATGATGATGTCAGAGCGAAGGGTCGCCATGAGTCATCCTCAGAATTGGTTTACGGTGTGGGCGCAGCCCGATCACCAGCGCAGCCGGTTGTTGATAGCTTAGCGTGCTGCAGCAGCTTTTAACCGTTCGTACATATCCCGATCTGTACGGAACAGCCTTGATTGTTCGGTCAAGTTAAATGATTCCTGCATGAATGGGTTTTTGATGCCAATAGGAAGACTGCTGCTGGCTTGAGATCCTGGTGCGCCACTGCCTTGTGGCTTAGGTTGCTTTTGCATCCATGCCGGTAACGTCTTGGCCCATTCGCTGACCGGTGTGCGTTGGTAGCCATCGACCACCACGACCGTGCCATCTGGATCGCGTTCAATTTGATCGCTGCTCAACTTGGTTTTGAGCACCATGTCAGGATCGTGGACGATGTCAGCTAATGCCGTAACGGCTGGTGTGATCAGCTCAAGCTCTTTGACGCGGGCTTCAAGGTCGGTGATGCGCTGGTCCTTTTGCGCCGTCGCCTCACGGTACTGCTGCTCCAGAGCTTGGCGGGCTTCGGTGTACTTGCCTTGCGATTCAAGCTCGGACTGTTCAGCGCGACGCTTGAATTCGAGGAGTTCTTCAATGTTGACGCCATCTGGAATTGCTTTACCTTGTTGCTTGGCTTTTTTGTACTCGTCTATTAGCTCTGCGTTCTTGCGCCGCATTGCTTCTAGCTCAGCTTGCAACTTCAATACTTCAGCGTTTTGCTCCACAGGAGCGGTTTGATCTTCAGACATGGATAAGCCACAGGCTTAATTGCCTCACCACTTTACCTTATCGGCCCAGTAGGCAGCAGATAGCTTGCCTTTGGCGATGTTTTTGGCGTGTCTTGCCTTAAATGATGCACGCCTAGCTTTTGCTGCGGCTGACTCACCTTCACGTGGTGGACTGCCACTAACACCTTGCTGGCCAAAGCGTATCAGCTTGATGATGTCACCTTCTTTGGCCAATACCGCGTGCGACTTCTTTGAATTGCTAGGTGTTCGCTTGGGTTTGTTGTACCCAGCAAATTGCTCACCGCGGTAGGTGATCATTTTTTCTTGGCGGTCTTGGCCGCAGCTTTGAATGCAGCAGCACTGGGTCTACCTGCTTCACCTTTGCGTGCCATACGCTCCTTGCTGCCGGCTTCAATCCGCTTGCGTTTTGCGGCGATGTTGGCGTATAGGCCAGGTTTCTTTTTCATTTCTTCTTACGCTTGCGGCTTTTACCGGCTTTTGCGTAGGCAATAGCAACCGCCTGCTTTTGCGGTTTGCCGGCTTTCATCTCCTCTTTTATGTTGGCTGCGATTGACTTCTTAAGCGGCATGATGCCATCCAGCAACTGTGATCAGTTTAGGCAGGTCCATATCGCTTGCGGAGCTGCTCTAATGTTACCTCTGCGCCATCTTCACGCACCAGCTTGGCGATGGCAGCATTGGGTCCATGCTTCTCTGCCAGCCTTCGGAAGTATGGCGCCTTGCTACCTAGTGCTTGCTGCTGACGCGTCAACACATCTGCATTGGTTTCGCCTGGCATCTTTTCGTAAAGCCATTTGCCGTATGTAGTATTGATTGGCACCTGACCATCTTTACTAGCGCGTGTGGCTGTTGTTGATGGTGGCAGGATATCTGGGTCGATGATTGGCACTGTTGTTGAGCGGCAGTTGAAATGCTGCGGCGGCATTGGACCGCGGCCATATTCAAACTCTTGGCCATCAAGTGCTGCGCACCTTGCGCTAGTCCTAGTGTCCAGCGTGGCAACGTATCGATATTTCTTGGTGATGTCCTGGTTCGCTTCATACACCTGCTGGCTGGCGGTATTAGCTACTTGGTTGATGCTGGTGCGTACTAATGCCATCACTTGGTTATCAGCTACAGCAGTAGCTTGGCCACCTGCTGCAATAAGTTGCCGCACGGTTTTAGCTTCCTCGCCAAATTGCAAGTTACCAATCAACCGCTTGGCGATGCTTGGTGTCGTCTCACCCGTCAGCAACCCTTGCCGCACCACTTGCGAAAACCGCTCTGCTTGATCAACAGCAATACCGCGAAATGCCTTAGTGACCACCTCACCATTAGGTAGCGTGATGGTGGCACCTTGAGCAGCGGTAAGGCTGAATGTTTGCGGTGCACCTTGCACTGCTGCAAATAGATCATCCGATAGCGCCACCACATTGATCTGTGTCGGGTCAGTGGTGACGACGCTTTGCGCAAATTGCGGACTGATTTCTACGGTACGCACTGCATCACGACTACCAGCCGGCAATGCACGGCGTAATTGCTCAGTAACAAATTCTGATTGCAACTCTGCTAACCCTTGCAGTTCTGGCACCATCAGCTCACTTGCATCACCTGCCCATGTTGCCAGGCTGTCCTTCAATTGCGCCAGTATTGCCCGCAGCCGTGCCGCTTTAACTGGTGCAGCTAACTCATCAATGGTGCGCAATTGGTTGGCAGCATCAATGATGATGTCGTTGTATGCATTGATCACCCGCCTAGCCACGCTGTTGCTGTAGCGGTTTAGGTCTATTGCATTGCGATATAACGACTCCGGTGTGCTCATACCAGAATGCCTAAATCTGCTGGATTATATGCTGACCGGATGCTGACATTTGCACCTTTATTTAATGCACGTTGCACAACACAAGCAAATGCGTCATACCCATTCTGGCCGTCTTCTAGCAGTACCATTTCATCTATCTCATCTGGTTTGCCATCGATGTACCAACTCACACGGACAATTGCTAGGATTTCATCCGGTAAATTGCTGACGTGATAGTCAAGCTCTTGCTTTCGTGGCTTCTTCGGTTCGATCATCATTGCTAGGTTGATTAACCAACTGATCAGGCTGTCGAGCAGGTTGTAGATCCATTCCCGCATTTGCAGTTGCCTCCAGTTCTTCCTCAACATCAAAGTCATCACCAAGCACCTCACCATCAGATAACTGCTGTAGCAAGGTTTCTTGGGTGATGGTACCTGCAGTGTAAAGCTGCAACAGGCTGTTGATTTCCTGCGGGTCAAGCCTAGTACCCATAAAGTCACGGTTGACGTGGCAGCTACCGGCTGCTTCATTTTGACCAAGGTACTGCGCATGGAATTGCAGGCAGTTGTCGATCATGTCTTGCATATTCTGCGCAATCACCATCATGGTGCTATCACCTTGGCTGCGGTTAATGCGTTTGGCTTCAGCGGTTTCTGCCGTCAGCTTCTGGCCGAGCACTGCTGATAGGCCAAGTTCATTGATCTGCAGCGCTAATGCTTCCAGCCGCTTGAATTGATATTCAAAGCTGGTGCCACCTGGTTCGATGTACTCAGCTCGACCTTCAGCAGGAAATGCAATTGCCTCCCCAGGGCCAGCAGATACTTCCTCGGCACTTGATGGGAAGCCGTAGAACGCTAGCATTGGCACTGCTGAGATGTGTAGCTGGTTGTCGAGGTCTGATTGGATTTGATAAG